TGATTCCTGGTATTCTTATGGAAATTAATTTCAATCCCAGCATAAAAGAAGTTGGGCACTCATTTCATGGCCCTTTTGAAGCCAAGTTAGTAGAGAAATTAATAGCCGCTGATCCTAATTTTACTAAACCTGAAGAAATTAGGTCTAGTGAGGATATTAAATATAAGGGTAATTACATAAACATAAAATTTGGTTATAAGAAAAGGGGCCACCCAAATCTTTGCGCTGGAAATAAACTTTTTGATTATTTACATGGAATTGGAGGCAAATCAAAAAACATAAAAATAGATTCGTATTATGTTTTCAGTGTTGATGCGTATGGCCCGATGTATATGTTTTATAATGTGTATGATTATCTTGATTTTGATTGTTTTAGTTATGATGCCGGCCCTGGCCAATTTATGATAAAAGAAAATAAGATAAAGGAAATTTATGAATTTAATAAAAAATTCCCTCCTTTAGATAGAGAAGCAACTCTTGATTTTATTTGTGAACTAATGGCCAAAGGTGTTCATAAAACCTATGAACTGAGAAAGAAAAAAATTCAAGAGAAAAGAGATATAATTAATGATTATAAACAAGTTAATTTGCAACGATTCTGTACAGCTTAAATTAGATTTTCTGGTGGACGCAATAGTTACAGATCCTCCATATGGTATTAATTATGATGAATGGGATAAGTATAAAAATTGTGTTTCTTTTGATAAGGACACTTGGAAAAATATTTCTGAAAATCTAAAGCCAGGTGGATATTTAGCAATTTTCGGTGCAGCCAGAACATTTCATAGATTAGTTTGTGCAGTTGAAGATTCTGGATTAGATATTCGGGACCAACTCTTGTGGTTACATTCAATGGGTATGCCCAAAAGTAGTAATGTAGGTAACAAATTACCAAAATGGAAAGGTTGGGGAACAGGGTTAAAACCTTGTTATGAGCCCATTTTACTTGCTCAAAAACCATGTTCAGAAAAAAGTATTGTAGAAAATGTTAAAGAGCATGGTGTGGGTGCAATTAATATTGATGAGAGTAGATTATCATCTGGCAGATGGCCCGGAAATGTTTTACATGACGGTAGTGATGAAATAGAGGCTGAGTTTGCAAAATATGGTGAACGTGGTAATAATTGGTCCCGAAATTATGGTACAGAAGATTATCAAGGCAGACAATATAAAGGTGGTGTGTTTGGCGGCGGTAGATTTTTAGGCAATACAACTTATGCTGATAAGGGAACTGCTTCAAGATTTTTTTATAATGTAAAAGCTTCTGTAAAAGAAAAAACACACGACAGAACAATAGAGAATAATCATCCCACGGTTAAACCGATAGATGTAATGAAATATATTATTAAAATGGTAACACCAGAAGGCGGAATAATATTTGATCCATTTACAGGAAGTGGAACAACACTTGTGGCTTGTAAAGAATTAGGTTATTCTTTTGTGGGTTGTGAGATAGAACAAAAATATATAGATATAGCAAATAAAAGATTGTTAAAAATAAATCCTTTAGATGCTTTTTCCGCTTGACTTTCAACTAAAAACGTGAGATAATTATATTATGGATAAAGAAACTTATTTAAAGGTCTATGACCCTAAAGCGCGGATAGAATTCCCAGAATTACCGGTACATAACGTAAACGGTATGAGGTTCTATGAAACTCCGGAGGGTCATAAGTACCCCAGCATCACCACAGTTTTGGGTAGAAACCCAGACAAACAAAAAGGCCTCCAGGCTTGGCGAAAGCGTGTTGGTGAACAACAGGCCGGTATCATTTCTGGTAAGGCAGCCCGCCGAGGTTCAGCCTTTCATAATATCTGTGAAGATTATTTGAATGGTATGGAAGATATTGCACACCATAAAGAAAAGAATTTTCTAGCGTGGTGTATGTTTGGTGAAATGAGGCCATATTTAGATAAAAGTATTGGTGAGATTGTTTTGCAAGAGCAAAATATGTATTCAGACAAGTATCAGGTTGCTGGTAGATGTGATTTTATCGGAGTTTATGAAGATACGTTGGCAGTGGTAGATTTCAAAACAACTACAACACCAAAGAAAGAAGAATGGATTGAGGATTACTTTATTCAGTGTGCTGCTTATGCTTCTATGTATGAAGAGCATACCAAAATAAGTATTGAGAAACTTGTTATTATGATGGTAGCTGAAGATGGCCAAATCCAGATTTTTGAAAAGAAAACTGCTGATTATTTGAACAAACTTGATACAGTGATGGAATATTTTTATTCCAATCTTACTGTAGAGGAGTTAGCAACTTAAAGAGGCATGACCTCTCTTGAGGCTCAATGAAATAAAATTCAAACTTTAAAGGAGAAAAAAGAATGAATAAGAAGTATCTGTTAGCTCTTACGCTTATGGCACCTATGGCGTCATATGCTCTGAGTGTTGATGTAGAAAATGATTTGACCGTAAGGTCTGGCGACACAAGTGTATTAGTCGACCAAGATAAAAATAAACTTCAAGTAAAATATGGCAGTTTATCTTTATATAAATCTGATGATGTACAACTTGGTACAGAATTAGATGTGATTGACTTTTCAGGTTTGACTGGTTCTATACATTATGAATATACTGAAGATAATGATAGTGTTGTTGGGCTGTCTACCGGATTCAGTCTTGTTGGAATCAATCTTGATACCAAATTAGATTGGAATGTAAACGAAACGGAATTTGATGCCGAATTCGGAACAGGTTATGCCATTGCTGGTTTGGATGGTGATGTTACAACTTACTGGGACGTTGATGATTTTGATTATAATGGTCTAGACCTTTCCTTAGGTTATACTTTACCTTTGTCGGACAGGTTTTCAATCAGGCCTAATGTAACAGTACCTTTTGATGATGATTTTTCAAGAGGTGATTATAGTGCTGGTATTTCGATTGTTATAGCATTAGATACACATTCGGAGCATCATAAAAACCACAATCACTAAATAAGAATGTGAAAGATACTGATGACGATATGTTAGTAGACGGATCGGACGCGGGTGCGAATCCCGCCATCTCCACCAAAAATACTCTTGTGGGCAGTAATGTCCATGGGCAGATTGAAAGAGTGCCTGAATGGTACTATACTCCAAATGAATGGTCTAGAAGCATTTGTTGGGGTGAAGTGCCAGACGAGAGAAACACATTGTTTAAAGTGGAACTGGATAGGCTTGAAAAAGATATTGAAAACTATCCAGAGAATTTAAAACCACAAACTATACAATGGGGCCGAATTTTAGAGTTACGCAGAAAATTGGGGATGACTAGTATCGACGGACGGAACGAAAAGATATCCGAGGAATCTGACACTTAAAGTAACCGCAAATGACGATTACTACTACGGAGAATATGCGCTAGCAGCGTAATAACTTCGCGGGGAGTCGCCTCTTCCTTGTTACCAAAAAGGGGCATTTTATTTTTGAGATTATTATTATGGCAACTAAAATTACACCTAAAAAATTTACAATCATTATAGAAGATTTGGTTAGGACTAAACGCCTGACCCATCTAGAAGCTATAATGTATTATTGTGAACAGAATGGTTTGGAAGCACATACTTGCACTCGTTGGATGGACAAGGCGATGAAAGAAAAGATACAGTATGATGCTGAAGAATTGAATTACTTACCAAAAACCAGCTCGTTACCTCTGTGAGTTATATGGACTCATTTGAAGCTTATCAGCATTATCTAGCCCTCAAACTTCATTTTGGAGGCGAGTATGATTACTACAAGTATAATGCTAAAACTAATGCTTCACTTCAGGCTTTTGAGAAACGCAAAGACAAATATCAGTTTGTCCGTTTATCCACCAAACTATCAGACCCAGAAATTTTAGAATATTATTTGGCTAATTTTATTCGTGGTGTTGAGTGGATTGGAGACTTCAATAAAAAGAATTGGACAGCCCACAAAAAGATAAATCAAAGTTTAGAGTATGTTTATAGCAATGATTTGGAAAAACTCTTGACACCAGCTGAAAATTTTGATATACTATTTAATAGTACTGAAGGAAAACACCCAAGAATAGTAAAGTCATTTTTAGGAAATAAAATAACATTAGAAACTTTAGTGATACTAGAAAGGTTATTACGATTCCGGGAAGTGTTTGACATTAAGATACAAGAAAAATTTGTGTGGCCTGAGTTGAGTAAATTGATACAAAACTATGAGCCATTTTTAAAAGTACCAGCTAATAAATTTAGGTTGATTACATTAGATAAAGTGAAGGAGCTTACTGATTATGAATGAACAGGTAAAAGAAAAAGAATCCTATATTGATGAGGCAAAGCGAAGAATTGCCCATTTGTCTTATAAATTGGAACAGTCAGAGAAAAGAGTCCGCAAGTTGGAGTTTGATAATGCTGAACTTACACGATGGGCTGATGATATTTGTTTGCCCAGATTACAAGAATTGTCTGATGATCTTGTTTCACGTTACAACCAAAAGAAGTATCGTAAGCGTAATTGGAAAGATGAATTGAACCAAGTAAGAGAGGATAGGAGATAAAAGTCCACCTCTTTTGTTGTGAAGAAACCAAAAACACAACCTAAACTGTATCGTAGAGGTAAGAAGTTAAACCTAAAACATACAGAAACAGGTAAAATAATTCCCATTACTGTAGTTATGCACGATTCTCGCCAAGGAATTTTAACAAGCGAGTATGAGTGGATTAGAACTACAGATGCCAAAGAATGGGGTTGGGAAGGTCCGTATTACGAAATAGTCTAAATAGGAGTATGACTTATATAGAGTATGTACTAAACAGAATTTTTGTGATGAAAAGAGAAAGTGAAAAAATAAGAATCTCATCTAGAATTCAAGATTCCAGAAATACTATTGCTCCATTTTTTGATAGACCTAAATTACGAATAGTTAAGACAGAAATGGATGATGAGCTAGAGGAAGGAAGACAGAGATATTTTGATTATTGGAAACCATAAGTGGAAGATAGATTAAAATTTACTGATGATGAATGGTCCCGCCTTATGTGGGCCACTAATCATTTGGAAGTAGAAAGAATTTATAAAGAGGCATATGCTAG